TCGTGAGGCGAATTAGCATATCCATCGTATGCCCTGTGCCCTCCGCTCCAGTCTGTAGCACTGCCATAGCGTTTGTCGCTAGGTCAGCAGCTTCCTCAAGCTCCACCGCTCCTGCCGACGCAGATGAAAACGCCTGTGTGCTGTCGATGGCCGAGAGCGCTTCTTTTGCTGAAAGCCCCGACTGGAGTAGGTTGGTAAACGCATCCTCGATATCCCTTGTCGTGAACTCAGTTTCGCGACCTAATTTTTGGATACGTTCTTCAATAAGGTCGAAGTCTTTGACTAGGCCCGGAAGCTGCGCACGGTCTCCGATCTTGCCCATGACCACTTCGATGTTATTCAGCCCCACCTCGTGCTCAGCGTATGAGTCCAGCGAGGATTCTAGCACTGAGGTGATACCTGTAGCTATACCAGTGAGTGCACGTTGGGCCATTTGTAGCCCTTGGACCATGCGCTCGCTTTCATTAGTGACGTTCGTAGCCGCGTCGTCGAACTGGTCCATCCCCGTTTTGGCGCCATGCCCTGCCTGCTTCACTTGGTCCAGACCGTCACCAAGACGCCGCGCACTAGTGATCGCACCCTTGGCGTTTAGTTCTAGCTCAATTCCAATTACGCTGCCAGCCATGTCTCCGTCCGCTGTTAGTGTTTGCTCCTCGCCTTTCGAGTCTGCTGTCTTTGTCGGTCCATTATCTCCCCGAGTTCTTCTAGGAACATTTCACGCTTACGGACGGATAGGTGTAGCACCGTGTTGGGAGCCCATCCCCAATGCTGCGCGAAGCTGGCACAAATTCTTACGAGATTCATCTCTTTTTGAGCCGTCCACGTGCGCCACTCTTCGTAGCCCTCTTCGGTGCCTTGTTCCCCCCGCGAATAAAATTTGCTGGGGAAATGCTCGCAAGCCATGACCAATCACACCGGTCACAGATTGCTTCGTGTCGTAGGTCAACTCCAGGAGTCCACTCCGACACAATCGTCATTGCGTGCTCACGATCTCGAAATGACATGCGCTTGACTGTTTCGGAGTCAAGCGGACCCTCCATGTCAGGCACAGTCAAGCATGCTGCTAACGTCGCTGTCTGGACTTCGTGCCTCGGGAGGCCAGCAATCCGTTCTTGTAGCGACCCCTTTGGGAAATTCCAAACCACGTCCTTGTACACTACGCCATCACGCTCAATGCCACGGGGTAGTTTGACCTCAACGCAGGGTCGAGACGTGGGGTTATCCTCGGGGCCTTCCCATTCCAGTACGTCCATTTTGGCAAGGTCAATCTCAATGCTATTCTTCTCAGAACAGTTTGGGCACTGGAGCGAGATTTCAATCTCAGGGTCCATCCCAAGCAAACGAATGCTGATGAACAGAAAATCCCTATCCGCCACGTACATACGCCTAAACAGGTCTGCGCTTAGGAGCATGAACGGGTCGGACTTGCCTTCGGTTAACCCAACAATCTCCTGCACGCATCGGCGTAGTAATCGGGACACAGCTTTCGCCCCATTGTTGCGGATCTCCTTCTTCGACAAGTTCTCTTCATCCACGCCCGTCATCTCGTCAATGCGGATGGTGCGGTATCGCTCGCCTTCCCAGTCGAGTCCAATGGGTAGTGTAACTTCGTTGCTTGGTAACAGTGCCATGTGTTTCCTCTTAGTCAGATATTAGTTCTGTGTCTCAATTCTCCCAGCTTATGCTAGGTTCTCTTCCTTGATGCCTTCGTTCTGAATCTCCAATGTTTCGATAAGCACGTCGTTGCCACTCGCGTCTAAGTCTCCAACGGTTCTGCTGCTTGGCCACGCGTTGAACACCGTCCACTTCTTCACGCGGTCGCCCGCTTTGTTCTTCAAGTAGATTGTAATATCTTTCCTGAAGCTCTCATCGTCACCTTGGGCACCCGCAACCGCATCGAGATTAAAAATCTCTTTTGCCCAATCGTTGAAATCGTTAAACGCACCCGTGCCTCGCTCAAGAGTAACAGGATCGAAGCTCGATTGTCCGGGGAGCTTGCGGCTGGTCTCGTTCTCACCGCCTTCCCGGTATTCAATTACCTCGATGGTGTGGCTCAACCCTGTTACCTTGGCAAAACCTAGATGCGTGAAGCCATCAATCTCGACTTCAAACTTATAATTTCTAAATGGATCTCGTGCCATTGTTTAGCGCTCCGATTATAGTTCGGTGATTGTAGACTGGCCGGATTCGAGCAAACCGAATCGGAACCGGATAAACTCAGCAGGCTTTTTAGGCGCAATTCCAATTTCGCCTAAAAGAACACCACTGTCGATCTCATCGCTTGTGGTCGTCGACTCGTCGATGCGCACGTAGAACGCTTCCTCGGAAGTACGTCCCGCCAGCATCTTGGATGAATGCGTGCGACGCAGAAATGTAGTAACGCGGTCGCTCAACTCTCCCCAAAGTAGGAAATCATTGTCACGAAACACAGCATAACGTGAACCCTCGATGATGGACTGCTCCACGTAGGTCAACAAACGGCGTACCTGAATGTAGCGCCATGTCTGTGAGCTGCTCAAAGTACGTGCGCCATAGACGGTCACACCCGGATTCGCGCTGCGCACGAAATTGCGGATCGCGTTAATGCCCTCGGGATTGAGTGTGCCTTGCACCTTGTCATCCACCTGAAATGCCAGACCAAGGACACCATGTATTTTACCGAATGCGCCTTCGCCAGCCGGAGCAGTAGACACGCCGCCGTTGGGTGGAGCCATTGCATCGACACGGGCGTACAACCCAAGAATGTGTCCTGAGTTCGGAACATCAACCACGCCGTTCTTCGCAGACGACAGCGGGTCGGCTACGCGTAGCGCTGGGTAGTAGATCGCACCCCAAGCTGTGTCGAGGCCAAGCACGTTGGACCGGTAGTTAAGCGCAGCCTCCGGCGTCATTCCCACCTCAAAATCGAGAACGGGGTAACAGTCGTGACGGTCTTCCGAGTACGTCGAAAGGGCCGTGTGCACGATTGGGTTTGCCCCAATCGTTACCGTACCCCCAAAGCTGGGAGGACAAGCCAAGGAGTTAATCGGTTGGCCGTCAAACACATACAGCCCAGTACGCGCTGTGGCGACACCCACCACGTCCGCGTCAGCAAAGCCTACAGTCTCCGACGTACCTCCCGTAAGGGGCGTCTTGCTCAAACCAACCGCGACGCTTTCAGGGAACAGGAGTTCATGGTCCTCCACCGTGATTGTGACCGAACCCAGTACGGTATCGTTAATCCGGGAAACAATAAAATCTTCCCTTGCAGGGTCAAACGATACACCTTCGATGGTCTCAAGAACGCGACGCCCGTCGTAGACAATCAGGGTTACTTCTGTTGAGGCTAATGCCGTGGATGCTGAGGTAAATGAATTCACCAGCGCAGCATCAAGGAGTGCAGTGCGTGTTACTCCAGAACCGCTCACTTGGGTCGTGACGCCGAGCACCCGCACGAGTTCCATACTCATGCCGTCCACTAGCATTAGAATTGACCCTTCGGTGATTCCCTTTGCAGACACGAGCTGCAACTCATTTGAGCCAGCATTCGCGTCTACTGTTAGGGCAACCCCCGGTTCAGATTCTGCCTTTGGTGTGGCAGAGGCAACAATGGCGAGGCGGTTTCCGTATTGGCCGGGGGACACGATCCCTTTATAACCAGCCCGGATGGTATATGGCAGTGACATCGACCCCGGCTGTCCACCAACCTGCTGCCCGTTTGCTAAGCCTAATGCAATGTCCAACCCTGTAGAGAAGTTACTGGACAGTAGGTCCGACGTTACGGCGCTAACAGACTCGTCCACAACGACGAGCACCAGAAAACCAGCACGGCTGCCCACGTCAACTTGGGGATCGCTGTTACCATCTTGGACGTCACGGTCGAGCACGGTCTGTAGCTCAGCAAGGGAAACACTATCTGCATCCGCAACGTCGTTGCCCGTTGAAATAGCAGACCCAACACTGAATCCGGTTTCGGCGGCGAAGTCTGCGCCCACACTCACAATTTCGATAGATGCGCTCGAACCCCTGCGGTCGGTACTGATTATAACGTCACCCGTTACAGTGCTTGCCTTAACGCCATCCATTAACTGCCCAAGCAAAGAAGCATACCCTGCTGCGTCAGCGGTAGGCGGCGTGTTGGTAGAAAGGTCAACCCTCTTGGTCGGACCCCCATTCACGCTGTAGTCCGCGAAGCACGAAGCGCCCGCAGTGGCGGGGAAGCTCGCGCTTGCTCCGGTCATCTCAGCAGGCTTGGTCGTGATGGTCGCAGTCTGGGGAGACCCTAAGTTCACAGCTAGGTCAAAGGTATGTACCTCGCCAGTTGGTAAGACAACACCTTCGCTCATCGGACCACCTGTGAGCGTTGCATAAGCAGGACCACCAAACCCAGCAAGGTCTACTCCCGCCGCGCTGCCCACCAGCGTGTTCTTATCCGCAGGATCGCTGAGATGGCCAAGCCTGTTCACGTACACTTCCGTGCCGCCATTGTTAAAAAAGCCTCGTACGGCGTAGTGCAACGATTCACCGGCCATTGCCCCACCGTAGATTCGCTCAAAAGCAGCAAAGCTCTTCACGCTCACGGACTCACCAATGGGTCCACGCTGGGCAATCCCTGCGATTCCGGCAACGGCTGTGCTCACCCCAGAAATGGGCTGTCGGCGAGTAGCCTCTTCGGTGATGCTTACGCCCGGTACTTGCGGTTGTGCCATGCTATGCTCCTATTACGGTATCCAGAAGTTTGATTCGTTAAACCCGACAACGCCTGCTGAAGTAACTGTGGCCTTGGCCGCTGTAACTACTTCGTTTTGTGTATTAACCGGAACGAGCCGACCCTTATAAAGAGATCGCCCACCTTGTTGATCCGTAAGCACCTGAGCTTTAGCTTTGTCTTGGTCTATTGCTTTCAGTTGAACGATTCCGGTTCTGAACTGTACCTCGTGAACCTGCTTGCCTACGAAGTCTCTTTGATATGGTACAAAGTCGACTATCACCTCAATGGACCACACCCGGTGATAAATCATCTGGTCCCCGTCCTTACCGTTGGCACTGTCCGCCCCCGATCGGAACAGGTGGTAGTTCTCTTGGTCGACAGTTATCATATCACGGACGAGCTTTCGAGTGTCCACTAACTCGACAAGCTGCCTGTCGGCCATAGCATCATCTGCTACCCACGAGTGTAGCTGAAATTCTAAAACGTACCAAGGTGGCGCTTCGCGGGTCTTTGTCGTGTGTGGAATTACGGTCGTGTCCTCTTCTACCCGGATGTACGTGGTCGACTCTTGCATCCCCGACGCTTCGTGGTATCCGAGAAGTTCTAATGTAAGCGCGGGAAACGTCTGCACCTTGTTACTTTGATACCACGGCGTGTCCTGAATAAACGGGACTGTCACAACGCTTCCATCAATTAGCTCGATAGCCCCGCTGCTGTACACGTCGTCTATCGCCTGCTCAACTTTTGCTATAGTGGTCATATAGTATCAAGGTGTTTGTCAAAAAGGTGAGCTAATTTCCACACGTATTCTATCTTGAATGGACTTAGTGAATTTGTCCATTGGCTTGTACTTGCCTCTTTTGATTGCTCGGTACACGGGTGTAAGCACAGGGCGGCCCGGCATCTTGGTCGTTCCATATTCTAGCCACTTAAACAAAGTAGACGTGCGCATGTTAGCCTCGGGGTGCACTTTGTCTGTGACGGTCGTAATCAAGGACGTGCGACCCAACCGACCCACTTTTACCGAAACCTCCATCGCGTTGTCTATCATCCAGCCGGACTGGTACCATCGCAGGTTGGGAAATGGATATCCCTGCTGCGCCTTTCGTTCTATCGTCATCGCCGCTAGTACAGGAGGCGGGTTACTTTTCATGTTCGCTATAACATCCGCTGCAATATTGTCACCAAGTATTTGCAGCTCTTCCTTGGCTGGCCCAGCTATTGTGTCCTTCATATCTTTGAGCTTGCTGGTAACTCGCCTCCACGGCCCTTTGAATATGGACATGCTACACCTTTGGGTTGAATGCTACTACCAGCACTTCCGGCTCCTGCGATATCCTAGCCGTCGGATGGACGCTGGTCACGGCGTACCTCTTGCCTTCCAACACAAGCTCATCGTCGCCCGTTATGGTGTCGACGATCTCTTCACTGGGAAATGCTTTCTCAAGGTCTGTCCTAATGAACGAGATAACCCCCGCGACAGGTTCCAGTATCCCAAGCTGCGTTCGCTCTTCAGGGTTCGGGTCGTACACAAGAATGCCACGAACCATGACCGCGTTGGCGTAGGTTCGCTCCGCTTGGCCGTACTGGTTACTCGTGCCCTGCCCGGTGAACCGGTGCACTGCGATCTGATCGCCAACGCCTGCGGTGTTCATCGCCCACGCAAGATATTTCCCGACGTTGGAGCGTAAGGTCATATTGTCACCTCAACAATGGGCGTCACGCTCTTGAGCTGATTCATGTTCACCAAGGTGAGCTGGTAGAACCATGTGCCGCTGCCCGGCTCGTCCACGAACTTCGTAATATGATTGTCAGGCTGTACATATATCACTTTTGCGTCTCCCATCTGCGCATCCGCTGACGCACGGACTTGGTAAACTCGAAACTGCATATCGCGAACCACGTCCCATGAGAGCAAAACCATTCCTCCTTCAACGCCGACGGCAAATGCTGGGGCAGGTATGGGTGAATCCATCACTCTCGGCGTTCGGCGGCCTGTGGCTCGATTCGTTCTAAACACAACTTGGCTTTGTACGGTCGAAGCCGTGGTGCCATCGGCCATATCAAACTTTGCCAGCAGGTTCTCATACTCCGCTTCTAACGCGCGGGCGAGTTCAACCCAGAACTTAGGGCCACGCTTGGCGCTTACCGTAGACGACACAGACAGGTTAGGGACGCTAACAGACTGAACAGCCCCAGATGGGTTCTGATGTATATCGTCGGTAGCGTCTTCGGCTGCGCGTACCCAGCACATTTCAATAGTAGCCCTTATTTCGAGCAGGTAGGTATACTTTAAGGGTAGCTGCGCAAGACTGTAGTTTTGGTCGATATCCAGATTGACTCTACTCAGTCCCCGTTCCACTGCGTCTTTGTAAACATAATTCGGGTAGAACGGCTTGACGCTTAGCTCAACTGTAAAGTCTCCATCTGCCACAGCAATATACGCAAGCTCACCCAAGTAGACAATTCCGTACCAATCCACATCACGAGTCCATACGTCAAAAGGCCCATCCGTTTCGGGGATGGACCCCACGGATGGACCAGCTTTGACCGCGTACACGTCCGCAGGGTCGGTGGTTAGTGCTACCTCGCCTATATAGGTATCATGCACACGCCTTCGGACTTTAACAATCAGGTCTGATTCGACAGCCACGGCTTACCTCATTGCTCTGCACGGTTCGTTTTTCGGAGCCATCCAGCTACTTCGGTGGGGACTGAGGACGACACGCCTTTTCGCAAGCGCATTTTGATGGTCCCGTATTGAACTGCTTGCGTCACCGTTGCTATAATCTCCTCATGCTTCAACGCAGGCTTCGACGCAGGCTTCTTCTCTACGTGCTTTTCTTGCTGCACAGCTTCTTCGAGACTATCCATCTTCTCAACGTCGGGGTCATCAGCTTTGGTCTGTAGGGACGTTAGCTTAGTCTTGAGTGCCTTCGCAACTTCAGGCTTCGTGATGCTGCTTGACAGCGGCGCTTCGGAAAGATCCGATAGAAGCGAGCGCATGTGTCCGCCATGGTTCTCGTCAAGAGAGTCTTCAATCTCTTCAATCTGCTTTTCGTAATCGTCCACTGCGTCTCTCCGCTGAGGTTGAACAACAAAGGCAGGCCACTGGTTTTGCCAATGGCCCTTACCCTTATGCTGTGATGATGTGATGAACGTAATCATTTTCAAGCACTTTCGCACCCCAGATCCCATACCACGCCAACCCATGCAAACGACCGAAGTCCTTTACACCATCGTCACGAAGCTCGACTGGTAATGCGTCAGCAAGGCCAATAGCTTGATCGGAAAACAGGGTTGCGCGGTATAGATCTGCGGCGGCAGCGCCCGTTCCAACAAGCGTCGCGTCGTACCCCGCGTCGGCACTTCCGGCAACGCCATTACCCTGATGCGTGGTTTGGATGAACACAACATCTTCCCAACGGCCAATTTCTCCGTTGAAGATTCGTCGTGAACCAGCATACCGCTGAGCGGAAATCCACTCAGGATCACGCTTGAGCGCAGCAGCCTGATGCGGATGCACAAAGCAGATGTAGAAATCGCCACGGAACTTTGGAGCGTTTGCCGTGCTTAGGTTCTCCACACCGAGGCGGATCACTTCAACGTCCATAACGTCGTCATCGGTCACGCCAACCAACGCACTCGCACTCGGGTTGGCAAAAATCACATTGCCACCAGCCACCAGCGCATCGCGGAGCATGAGATCACGCACGGTAGCGTAGTCACGCCCCAAAAGGACTGAGCCTTCGGCCATCATGTCATCCCATGAAAGCTGCGCCAGCCGTTCGGTAAGCCCAATCGCGTTACCAAACTCCTTGACAAGAATCTTTGCCTCGGTGGCCGACATGCTCTTTGTCTCCAGTGAGATGCCCTCCGTCAGCTCTCCACCTCGTGCCAGATTGTTGTAGGTTGTGACCGTGATACTATCACCGGGCGCAGTTCCGAGTTCGGTCTTTTGGACCGCGAACTCCTCGTAGCGCATAACACCCATCGCCTCATGCTCAATATCGAGCGAGTAGATGGAGCGAAGCGCAGATGGATTTGCCACCACGTTTCCCGAAGTATCTGTACCTGTATACTGATTAGCCATTTTCTCTCCAAGATTCTTAGTTTGCCCTAGTTCCAGCCTTTACCCGCCTTGCGCGTCTTGGGCTGCCTGTCTCATTTGTGTGCGTACTTTATTAAACTCCTCGGGAGGTAGCTGCGCGATATCACGTCGGGACATGCCATTAAAAAATGCTTCTTTGTTGACAGGCTTTGACGCGTTCGGCTCCGGGGGGGCTTTCTCATCCCGAGGTCGGGGAACTTGTGTGCCGATCTCATCTTGAAGTTCACTCTCTACCTCTTGGCGTGCTGCTTCGCGCGCCTTGTCATAGATCACTTTCTCGCGCTCCACTTGCTGGGTGATAGCCGCATCCACTTCTTCCTTCGTGGTGCCCTTCACAAGCTCGGGGAACTGGAGATCAGCAGATTGTAATTTCTGCTGCGTGTACTGTTCGAGGCGTAGCTCTTCGAGCCGCACCTCTTGTTGGACTTTGGTTTCGCTTAACTCTTCGCGTAGGGTCAGATTGTCCTGCTCCAGCGCTTCCAGCTTCGCGAGAATTTGTGCAGAGGTGTTTTGCTTCTCCTCGTCTTGCTTCTCTTCGTTTTGCTTGTCCAGATCGTTCATGAGTTTCTCACTCTTCTTTTCGAGGGTGGATACTTTCTCCTCCAACTCACTTCGATCCGTACGCAACTGCTTTATGGTTGGATACAGCTTGTTCTTCTCCTGCTTACGCGCAGCTTCGATGCGTTGCGTAATATTGCCTTCCGATTGTGCATCATTGACAGGAGCTTCGGGCTGTTGCGTATTTTCTTGAGTTGAGGACTTTTGCAGAGTCGGGTCTTCTTTCGAGGTCTCGTCCTCCGGCGTACTCTTAATCGTGTCTGGCATCTAGGTCTCCTCGTGGAATGCCCCACCTACGCTACGCAGATGGGGCAGTTGATCATACGGACTGTGGACGCATCGGTGCTCGACGGTAATGCTTGCCGGGCAGGTTGCGTTTCTTCTGGAGTGTAGCAGAGGTAATTTGTGCACTCTTGCGACCACCCGGAATGCTCGGCACGCCATTAAAGACCGTGACCGATGCGCGATTATCGTCAGTGGGTTCTGCGCCAGTGGCGATGTTCGGGTTTGCTGATGTAGCCATTTCTCTCTCCTAGTTTTGCTTACGACTGTCGAGTGTGACCACCATGTCACCGTTGTTATATTTCATATCAGGAATCATGGC